GCTAGATAATCATGAGCGTAAGGTGAGAACCACGACTCATGTTGTGCTGGGCGACGACCCTGACGCTGTGGCACAGAGTCTCGACGGCTTCACGGGAGAGATCTTCGTGGAGCGGTACGAGGACCGTGGTACGGTGTTCGGCACGCACGCAGACATGCGCAAGATGGAGAGCGCTCTGATGACTGCTCTCGGTCGCCGGCGAGCCACGCTGCTCAGCAACACCGGAGTCAAGAAGGTGATCACGGATCCCATGCTCGACGCCTTTGGGTTGCTGCACGTGCAGAGCACGAACCACCGTGACCTGCAGGCTGCAGCCCGCATCGGGATTCAGGGCGCGCTGCGCGTGCCTGAGTACAACAGCGTGATCTATCAGTACCTCATCGACAGTCTGGCGGGCCACTCATGGGCGCGCAGCTGAGGTCACGCAAGCAGGAAGGACCAGGCCAGCCACCGAAGGAGACTGCCGAGGTCCGCAAGCACGTCCGAGCATCGTCGTTCAACGACGCTGAGGACGAGCGTATCGCCTGGGCGGCTCAAGAGGTAGGGCTGCCTGTCGCAGTCTTCATGCGGATGGCAAGCTTGAAGATGGCGAAAGAGATCCTGGGATGAACGTCCCACTGTGGTGGGAGCCAAGTTGGTTCCGACCGGCGAGCATTCAACAGGTGCTCGACCACATCAACGAAGGGAACACTCAAGATGACTGACACACGCGACACTGACGCTCTGCTGGAGAGCCGTCGCAGCACGTACGGAGACGTGACGAGCAACGCCGAGCGCGTAGCGAAGATGTGGAACGGCTACCTCGGCATCGACGTCATCACGCCCGCGGACATGATGATGATGATGGCTCTGTACAAGGCGTACCGCTTCAAGGTCACGCCCGACTACAGCGACAACATCAACGACGTCCTCGGCTACGCCGAGATCGTGCGGCAGGTGCAGGCTGCGACAGGCGGCCTGATCGACGCCGAGACGGTGGCCGAGTACAAGGCCAAGAAAGCCTCGTTCACCGAGGCAGACGAGGCAGCTCTCGACGACCTGCTGGAGCAGGAGGACATCGCCGAGGGTCGGCGTCCGCCGGCAGCTCGTCGCCTGCGTAACGGCTTTCCGGTGCCGGACCAGACGGATGGCAAGCTCATCGACCAGTGGAGCCGCAACCGCTGCGGCTACAGCAAGAACACCGGTGGGTTCTGCATGCTGGTCGGTGGTCACGACGGCGACTGCGACTTCGTCGGATGAGTCCTGACAAGCCGACACAGCGCTCGATCGAGGAGATCGAAAAGCTGTGGGCAGCCTACGACGAGAGCTTCACGTCGTTCCTCCCGCACCAGGTGAAGGTGCTGGAGGACTGGCAGGATCTCGGGTGCGAAGGCAGTCACCTGATCTTCCACCCGCCGGGCAAGGGCAAGACCGTCATGAGCCTGACGGAGATCGCGATGGCCGGCTACGGCGTGACCGTGGTCGTGGCGCCGCCCATCACTCACAACAAGTGGGTGAAGGACGGGAAGGCTGTCGGGATCAAGGTGATCCCGGTGAGCCACGCCAAGTTCCGCATGCCGGACTTCCGGCTGCTGCGGAACACACCGCTGATCGTCGACGAGTTCCACCTGCTCGGTGGTCACACCGGGAAGGGCTGGACGAAGCTCGACGCCGCAGCTCGAGGCATGAAGGCACCGCTGATCCTGGCGAGTGCCACTCCGAACTACAACGATGCGGAGCGGTGCTACTGCCTGGTTCACGTGCTGAGCCCGTGGGACCACAAGGGCGGCTACATCGGGTGGCTGTACCGGAACTGCAACACCCAGGAGAATCCGTTCCGCAAGGAGCCGGACGTTCTGGGGTTCTACCAGTTCAAGGACGCAGCAGACTACCTGGCTGCTCAGCCTCGAGTGAGCTACTTGCCAGATGACGCGCCGGACATCCTGCAGGACCTGCCTGTGTCGGTGGATCCCCTGCCGCCGGAGTTCTTCACGCATCACGTCGACGAGACGCGCGAGCGCGTCATGGCGAGTGGCATGGAGATCCGGCAGCGTGAGTCCTACCGGTACATCGTCCAGCCAGACGGTCACCTGACCGAGGGAATCGCCGAGATGCTCGGCTACCTCATCGGCCAGATGCCGGAGGGAACGAAGTGGCTCGTGTTCTGTCAGCGCAGCGAGATCGCCAAGGCGGTCTACCGTGACTCGACAGAGCTCGCAGACCTGCCGTGTGCCTACATCGACGGAGACGTCAGCAAGAAGGTAAAAGACGCGGAGCTGCAGCGGTTCCTGACCGGAGACGCGGACATCCTGATCGGGACGGCCAGCCTGGCAACAGGCACGGACGGCATCGACAAGGTGTGCAAGCTGCTGGTGATCGTCGACGACACAGACGACGATAGCCTGCGGTACCAGCTGATCGGCCGAGTGCTCCCGCGCGGAGTCGTCACGCAAGACGACTACGTCGGGCGTGTGGCGTACCGGTTCACCTACTGACAATGGGTGGGGCCGGTAACTCCGGCTGTCAGGAGGAGAACACATGACAAACGAAAAGATCGAGACTGCGATCGAGGAGCACCTGTTGAAGAAGCTTGAGGAAGATCTGACACCAGATCAGATCACTCAGCTCCGCACCAAGGTGAACACGATTCGCGAGCTCGCTGCAGAATGATGGACTGGGGCGGCGGAAGCGTCGCCCCAGCCCACTGACACAGAAGGAGTATCGTGCCAGACCTAAAGACTAAGGCAGAGATCGTGAATCTGGCTCGCGACATCGCGGACAGATACGCTCTCGTCCAGCGTGGGGGCGTGCTCTACATGCCGACACACTGGATGACGGGCGAGATCGATCCACAGCCGGCGCCGGAAGACACAGTGTGGCTCCCGCTGACGGCTGAGGAGAAGCGCGAGCTGGGCAACCACAAGGGCAACATCCTGTTCTTCACCGACGGTGAGATCAGGAGCTTCAACCTGGTGCTGACACAGCTGGCGACGACGTGGCGTGCGCCAGTGGAACACATCCTGATTCGGACGGTCCACGGTCTCAAGACCCTGAACTCGTTCGGTCAGCTCGAGGACGCGCCGGGATACTTCATTCCGAACTTCATCCAACCAGTGCTCAACGAAGACCCTGCTGCCAAGGCAGAAGTGTTCGGCGTGATCAGCAACTGGGTGGGTGGAGACGACGCGGCTCACTCGCTGCTGCACCACTTGGCGACCAGCCTGGCGCCGAGCTACAGTGCAGTGAAGTACGTGCTGCTGCTGGGCGAGGGACGCAACGGCAAGGGCTTGCTCTTGACGATGCTGACGAGCCTGTTCGGGTTCGAGAACATCAGCAGCGTGAGCCGACAGATGATGGCAGAGCACCGCTCTACCGTCACGCAGCTGAACGGCAAGCTGCTGAACGTGATCTTCGACGGTGAGATGTCTTATATCAAAGACAGCTCGGCGGAGAAGACGCTCATCGCCGGTGAGCCGCTCGACATCGAGATGAAGTACGAGAACGCGCCGACACGCGTTCAGACCAATGCTCTGTTTCTCGAGGCGCTACAGATCGAGCCGAAGGCCCGTGACAAGAGTAGCGCGCTGCAGAAGCGTCTCGTGCGGTTCTGGTTCCCGAACATCTACCCGCTGGACAAGAGCTTCGAGAAGCACATGACCAGCGAGCCGATGCTCGGCGCGTTCCTGGCGTTGCTCGTGGAGCACTACGTCCAGGAGCACGAGCTCGCAACCAAGCTCGCGCTGACGCAGACGAGCATCGAGCTCCAGATGGAGCAGATGTGGCTGGGCAACCCGATGCTGCAGTTCCTGGAGCACCTGGCTGCCAAGGACATGGGCGCTCTGGACAAGGTAGCGAGCGGAAAGACGTGGGTCAACGACTTCATCAACGCGTTCAAGCCGTGGGCAGACGGTCAGAACCTCGGTGAACGCAGCGACGGCGACCTCGTGATGCTGATGAAGAGCGTGTTCGTCATCGACAGCAAGACGCGCAATCTCAACGGGAAGCGCGGCCGACAGAAGTACATCCAACAGCTGCGACCGGAAGCGGAGCTGCTGTACACACAGTTGAAGGGAGTAACACCAAATGGCACTGGACTTCTCGAAGAAGAAGTGGTGGGAGACTGACCTTTACGACGTGGCGAACCCGCACCTCGAGCTCATCGAGGAGTTCGCGGGTCCTAAGGGCGTCGCGCTCGTCAAGGCGTACGCGAACGGCTCGACGCAGAAGGGCTGGGGGCTCAACCCACCTGCCGGCGAGGAGACGGGCTTCATGCCACGCTACATGCGCGGTCACTTCCTCCCGAAGCGTGCTCTGCACGGCTACGAGAGCGGGGACCATGCGTTCGCGTTCGTGATGCGTAGCCTGCGGCTCATCGTCGTCGACATCGACGGTAAGAACCGCGGCATGGAGTTCGTCAACGAGCTCGGCTACCTGCCGCCCACGCTGGCAGAGACCAGCAAGAGCGGCAACGGTTACCACCTGTGGTACGTCACGCCGGAGGACTGGGACGCCACAACGGGGTTCGCCGCCGTGAACGACTCCATCGGGATCGTGCAGGGCGTCGACATCCGCAACACGGGGTGCATCTACCACTGGCCGCAGCAGCGCTGGAACCGGCTGCGTCCGGCGCCCGTGCCGCAGGAGCTGTGGAAGAAGCTCCAAGACAAGCTGCAGCGTCGATCGGAGTCGGCTGCAGTGATCGAGAACACCCTGCTGCAGGGAGACGAAACGGAGATACTGATGATGAAGGACGCACTCGCAACCGAGCTGGCCAAGCCGATCAAGCAGGGTCAGCGCAACACGACCCTGTTCGCGATCGGCAACAAGATGCGCCAGGCCGGCATGACGGACTGGGAGACGCTGGTGTCCAAGCGTGGCGACCAGGTGGGCCTGCCGCGCGAGGAGACTGAGCGCATCCTCGCGAACATCGCTCGCCAGCCGTGACCAGCACGGACGCGACCATCATGGGAGCAATCTGGCTGGTCTGTCTGTGCTTCGCCGTGGCTGCCTTCTGGAAGGCATGGAGCCTGATGCGAGCACGCAAGGCCGAGGAGAAACGCCGGGAGAAAGTCCGGCGAGAAGCGTTGCTGCGTAAGCTGCCACGCGACTGATTGGGGCTGCGGCGGGAACCTTCGGGTTCTCGTCGCAGCTCTTTTTCTAGGTATAATGTGTCTCATGGTTGCTAGGGAACTCAATGAGACAGAGGTAGAGCTTCAAGAGAAGTTCGAGCGGGAAGGGCCTGGACTGAGCCGTCTCCCGTCGACGGCTCAGACAGCGCCGCAACCGGAGCGCCTCGACCAACTGTTTTTGCCAGTCAAAGAAAGAGGTCGAATTCCGCTCACGAAAGACCGGTACGTCGTGCGGGACAACCCACACGAGGTCGCCTGGGAGCGACAGGTCCGCATGTTCTTGCGGCTGCTGAGTCTGGACGACAGTCACCGCGTGAGTGCCGGCATGATCTACGAGTGGGCGACGGGCATCAAGGTCGTCGACTACATCGCCCGCGAGGGCTCAGCGCCGCCTGACCTACGGCGCATCAACAAGATCATGCGGTTCTACTTCACCAAGGCGTACAGTACGTGGATCGCTGGGAAGAAGGTAGAGAACTGTTACCGGATCCCTCAAGGCTGGCGGGTGAAGCGCCACCGTCCGATGACACTCACGCTCTGGAACGAGTACCAGGAAGGAGTGTTGAACGACGATGGGGCGCGCAGGAACGCAGCACAGCTCACTCAGCCGGTGGCGCCGTGAGAAGTTCCCACAGCTCGCCGAGGAGGCAGATCGGGTCATGCCGGTCACGACCGGCTTCACTGACGACGGGCGGTTGACTCGGGTCAGACGCGAAGTGTCTGCTGAGCAACGATCTGGTCGTCCATGATCGGTCCGCCCTCGAGGCGGCGGAAGATCATGCTGATGCTGTTCAGGTCCTTGGCCCAGATCGCGTTGATGAAGAGAGTAGCGGCCGTGCGGTCGAGCAGGTCCGGCGAGCTCTGGTAGATGTTCTGGATGGTTCCGAACCGCTGGTTCCACAGCCAGCGAACTCGCGTGTCGAGTGACGCTCGGTGTTCCTTCGGGACCTCGCGCCGGAAGTTGCTGCCACCGACGATGCGGACGACCTCAGTACTGGTCATTGGATTCCTTGTCTTCCCACGGCGGACGGAGGATGCAGTCAGGGTCACACTGGCACATCGTCAGGATCCGGGTCGTGCTGGAGAGCGGCGATCGTCAGGTCGAGGAACTCGATCTCCTCGTTCTCGACCTGCGCCGGGTGCGTGCCGGGGCGACGCCGGCCGCTGATGCGGTCGAAGATCATCTTCTGAGCTGCAGTCGCCCGGCCCATGCTGCCGCGGACTCGCGGGTCGCCGCTGTTGGCGTGGACGAACAGCACCTGCCCGATGAGCTCCCACACGGGCGCGTCGACCGTGGGTTCGAAGCTCTTCGGCGGGTGCTCGGCGACGTGCTGGAGCGCGTCGTGGACACTCAGATGCTTTACCTTGCCCACACGTTGCTCCAGTCTTCCTCGTAGTCCACACTCTTGCTGACGGTGTTTGCGTCGAACCAGCTTCCCTGGAAGAACTCGAGCTCCTTGGTGGCCTGCACGACGTAGCGCAGGGCGTCCATCATGTTGCTGTACTTGTCGTGCAGCGGCTTGCCGCTCCACATCTGGAGCTTGCTGTTGAACTCGTACTTGTAGTTCTCCATGCACTCCAGCACGCGGTCACACGTGAGCGGGTGGATGTGCGTGTTGTACAGCTGCATGCGGACTTGCTGGATATCGGTGATCAGGTCATAGTCGCCCTGCCGGGAGCCGGGGATCTTCCAGACCTTGTTGCTCTTGGCGAGTACGGCGACGTTGGCGAAACGCGTGCGCATCATGTCTGCCGGCGTCGTGTTGACCGCCTTCTCGTGGTGGTCGCCGTCCCACGGCAGGATGATCTGCGCGAGCTTGTTGAACCAGGGCTTTGCCTGCAGGTCGTCGACGTACTCCGGCAGCGCCTTGCCGTGGCCCTCGCCACAGTCGAGGAGCCACAGCTGCTGGTTGATCCACTGGAACGCGATCCACGCGGTCGCGTCCGAGTGGAGGCCAGAGCTGCCGATGTCGAAGGCGACGTACACGGGGTGACCTTGGTTGATGTTGAACGCCTCGTTGCGATGCTCGGCGACGAGCCGGAGGAACGCCTCGCCGTAGACGGCGGCGGCGTCCATCTCCTCGAAGTCGACGTAGTACTCCTGCAGGAACATGCGGCTGTTGCCAAAGCGCCGGAGGTACGTGTCCTCGATCTCTTCGAGCTTCGCTTGGCTCAGCACTGGCTCGAGGCCGTGCTTGCGCATCATAGCGTTCAGGTCTTCGATCGTCCGAGTGACGATGTGGAAGTCTTCCTGGTGGCTGTGGTTCTGGATCAGCTGCCACAGTGGGTTGCTCCGCTTGCCACGCGGAGTGCTGGCCACCATGAGCTTCTTGTCCTCGTGCTGGCCCTGGATGATGGGCATCAGACGCGGGATCGGATCCTCGCGGTTGAACAGCGCGAGCTCGGTGAACGCGTAGTCCAGGAACGACGTGCCGACGCCGTTCTTGTCGCGGCCGCTCTGGAAGTAGCCCTGCACCTTGAGGCGAGAGCCGTTGGTGAACTCGCCCTCCATGACGGTGTTCTTCCAGTCCACGAGGTCCGGGTGAACGTTGTCCTGGAGCATGCGGATGTACTGCTTGCTCTCGGGGTCGATGTACGTCTTCTGCCACAGGATGTCGCGGATCATCGGGTTGTCGAGAGAGACGTAG